CAGGAGACGTGGGACCGCCAGATGGATGAAGATATTCGGCCTGTGCTGTTCGCAATCGTCAACGACTCATTTGAGGCCAAGAAGACGCTTCGCTTCAATGCCGGACTACAAGTGAAGTCACTTGTGGCATCGGATGTTGCAACAGCAATTGATGCACAAATCCAGCGAATCAATCAAGTAAACGAGCTCATGATGGCAAAAATCATTGATGCAGCGAATGCAATTACGCAGACAAAGTCAGAATCAACAGATGAGCAAAAGCAGTCAGCCCTTCGTCGTGAGATAATCGAAACATACGCCAATTTCATGGCCAAAGACCAGCAGGAAATGGCTGACGATGAAGCACGAGTCTCTTGGTTCATTGGTCAAGTGAATTAGCGACCAATTTCAGTAAACGGACAATCCATATTGGAAATACTTGCAGTAGAGCCATAACCAGTGGTTTATTATTTCGTGAGACGTTAAAAGAAAGCACCCAAATCGATGTCATTTGATTCGTTTGAATACAAAACAACATCTGAGTACGCCGAGAGCGTGAAAGCCGGCGCCATCAACCTTGATGAGGCTCAGGGAATTGTTGAGTGTTTTGTTGCTGGCATCGGCAACAAGGACAGCGTTGGCGACATTGTCTCAAGCGGAGCGTTCACGAAGAGCCTGATGCGTCGCAAGCCACGTGTCGTTTGGGGCCACAACTGGAATGACCCAATCGGCAAGGTGCTTGAGATCTACGAAGTTGGCCCGAACGACAGGCGCCTACCACTAAAGATGAAGATGGCCGGAATTGGTGGCCTCTTTGCTCGCGTCCAGTTCAACCTTCAGTCCGAAAAGGGCCGCGAGGCATTTGCCAATGTTGCATTCTTTGGTGAGGAGCAGGAGTGGTCAATTGGCTACAAGACACTCCGCGCGCAGTATGACCAGAAGTCTCAAGCCAACATCATCCACGAACTTGAACTATACGAAGTGTCGCCAGTCCTCCATGGCGCAAACCAACTAACTGGCACAATTTCGGTCAAGGCTGACGACCCATACGCAATGGACCCAATGTATGGTCCAGCGACGACAATGGTGAAGCCGAAGCCAGAGCCAGATGCAATGGCGATGCAGAAAATGATGGAAACGCAGTTGAGCGAAATGCTCGGCATGAAGGTGTCCGTCGTTGAGTTTGATGAGCAAAACGTCACATACGCAAAGCCAGATGCCGATGGCGGAATGCAGAAGTACAAGTGCCCATACATGCGCGATGGTGGGCGATTTATGTTTGGCGCTCCAAAGCCGGTAATTATTGCTCCAGCGGCCGGTGTTCCAGTTATGCCGAATATGCCAATGCCGGCAAACGAGCCACAGCGAGTTATGCGCCCAACGCAGATGCCGGGAATTCCAGTGGCCATTAAGCCAGGTACGTCTGGAATGGTCATGGTTCCGCTTCCTCCAGTTCAGTACGAGAACCAACCAGCACAGGGTCCAGTTGACAAGAACAACCTTGACAAAGAAGAGGCCGACCTACGCGATGCTCTTCTAAAGATCGTTAAGCGCCATGGCAGGTTCAATGAAGATTCGTCTGGTGTATGGGCTGGTTACAAGCCGGCAGCAGAGAACTACGTCGCAAAGATTGGCGTGAAGTGCGCAAACTGCGTCTTCTACGAGGGCGGCAGCACGTGCAAGATCATCGCAATCCCAGTTGAGCCAGAGGGCAAGTGCAGATTTGCCGTCATCCCTAAGGGCGTCGTGGTTGCCGACCCAATGGCAAAAAAGCAGTACGACATGGAGAGTGGCGCCGACGAGCAGGATTACGTAGAGGAACTTGAAGAGAAGTACCCCGGTGAACTCGCTGTTGCCGCTGTTCGCGGAGCACTGAAGCGCCGAAGGGGCAAGAACAGCAAGTACAAGATGCTGAGCGAGTATGGATCGTCCGACGACAAGGGTGACATGCCATATGTCATTCCAGTGACGCCGAACGAGGCATTTGCCGTAAAGCAGGCACTTGACCCGATCTTTGACTACTACCGCGCAGAGACATTCGTTGACATTGATGGAATCATCATCAAGTCAGGCGCATCGTTTGACATGATTGAAGCAGTTGACAACGCGCTTCAGAATGTAAAAAAAAAAGCGCTAAGTAAGCCGGAGGAAAAGTCACTCGGCTACCGAATCGGCAGGGCCGTCGGCAGTCGCCTCGCAGATCGCCCATCAATTGGCAGGGGTGGTAAGGGGCGCCGACGTGGGCTTGATGTTGATCTGCCAACCGGAGGGAATCCGGGTTCGCGCAAGCCAACGGGTAGCAACTTTGACCCAGACAATGACGGGTGGGTTGACGAAGGAACGACAAGACCGCGATTCGTTGGCGCAAGAACACCTCAGCCAAATGCAGCAGCAGCAAGAACGGTGGCTCCGCAACAAGAAAGACGATCAGTTGCTGACCGCCTAGCGAGTTCGCGCGACCTAAATCGCCACGGCCTGCCAAATGAAAATCCAGACATGTTGGATCCGCGTGAGGCGGAAAAGCGCCGTGAGTTTGATGGAATTTCAAACAACTGGCTCAAGTCAGGTAGCGGCTGGAAATCAAAGCCACGCAAGGAAGGCGACAGGACAAGCAGCCCTGATTTACTACGCGGACGCGAACTCGGCGAAAACCAAGCGCGACTTTCTTGGAATGGCTCACGCACCGGAAATCTGCGGAGACCCAGAGGGTTTGACGAGCAGGATAGGTCATCCGATGATTACTTTGACTGGTATTACGGCCATGTCAACAGGATGGGTTCCTTCCTGTCCGCCCTCAACAGAATGGATCCGGCAACCGCAAAGCGCCGGATATCTCCAGACGAAAAGCGCGGTATTGAGGAATCAATAATTGACAGCGTTGCGTCCAAGGTTCCCGATCTATCCGGCAATAGACAGGAAGACGAACGCCTCAAGATGTGGCTTGAGATGAACGGCTTTGATGGCCGTCTCTCATCTGGTCAGCGCAATAAAGAACCAAAGAAATTCACCGAGCGCGCAGTTGTGCCATTTGATCCATACGGCGATGACTTTGACCCAGATAACCCATACGGGGATGAGAATGAGCCATTCCAGTTCGGCGGAAGATCAGGCGAAGACTTCTATGACATGGTCATTGAAGAATTCCTTGGTCCCGAGGCACCACGCGATCGCATGTCGTCAGGACGCCGTCAAGACGATGAACGGGCAACAGATGAGGAACTCCTTCGTGATTATGAAGAGCAGGTCAGGCTTGGTAAGGCTGGTCCGCCAACCGATGAAGAGCTTGAGCAGGAATATCAGCAGTGGGTCAATAAGTTCCTTGATGAACGAGAGTTAGATGAGCCGATTCGCCCATCTGATAAAGAACTCATGGCCGAATATGAGCGCATGATCGAAGAGGGTGAATTGCGCCCACCGACTGACGAGGAACTTGAAGCAGAGTACCAAGACAGACTACGTCGCGGCGAAATTGACGAATCGGGCGAAGATGCAAGAAATGATATTGGCCGCCTATCGTCCGGCTATCGCTCCTACCTCGCCCAGCCAGAGGAGCGTCGGACTCCAAGGCAGGTACAGAAATACGATGGCTATGTTGCCGCATCGCTTTCATCGGGTAAGCGCAAGCCATCAGCACCAGCAAATGCTGATGAGCAAGGCGAATTGATTCTAAAGGGATCGCCGAAACTACAGGAAATTTACGATCGTTTTTCGGAGGAAGTAATTGCTGCGCTTGAAGCAGCGATGCAGGATCCGACTGGTGTGAAGTGGGAAATTCCATGGCGCACAACGAGCGCACCACGTAACCCGGTCACTGAAAAGCCATATACCGGAATTCGCTATAACTTGGTCTTGCTGAACGCGGTCAAGATGAGCCGTGGATACGATACCTCCAAGTGGGCCGGTGCCGCACAGTGGAGGCGCCGCAACCAGATGCTTCGTGGTGACCGTAGTGCTGTTGTGGAAATTGATGAGGAGCGTGGCGTTGACATTCTTGTTCCACAGGTAGTTGATGGCCGCAAGACAGGCAACTATTACGTGCGACGCGTCTACAACGTCGCAGACGTAAAGGGCCTACCTGAGAGCGAATACAAGAAGGAAGAACCAATTAACCCAGATCAAGCCGCAAAGGAACTTGATCAGGCAATCAACAATGAGATTCGGCCAAAGATCAAAACCGGCTCGGATGATGGCGCATTCTATAGGCCAAGTGAAGATGTCATTTACATGCCCGACTTTGAGTCGTTTGTGAGTGCAGAGAGATATTACTCAACCCTCCTGCACGAAACGACTCACTGGACTGGGCACCCAACAAGAAACGACAGACCGCAGAGAAATCTCTTTGGCACACCAGAGTATGCCTATGAGGAACTCATTGCTGAAATCGGAGCATCGCAGGCGCTGTCGCTATTCGGACTGACACTTGGCCCACGCGAAGACCACGTTCAATACCTGAAGAGTTGGGTTAGCTTGCTCCGCGAAGACAAGGACGCACTCCGTAGGGCAGTGGATGAGGCGCAAGAAGCAGTTGACGCGATGCTTGAGAAGTCGCCGACAATGCGCCGCTTCTACGGCGTCCAAGAGTCAGAAGTCACGGCAAGACGCGAGGGATTTAGGCGCCGCAAAATCGGCGTTGAACTCCCAATGGCCGAAGGCATGGAGGGGAGCGAAAGGATCAAGGGCGGCAAGAAAGCCGGCAAGATGCCGACTAGCGGTCCAGTTTCTGGATACCCGACAGAGATGCTGTCTAGTGGTCGTCGTCTCAGTGCAGGACAGCGAGACTCTCTCCCGACACATGCAAGTGGACTCTCTCGGGAAGAACGCGATATCTACGAGCCATTTGGCGCTTCGCAGAGGGGTAGAGATGGCCGAGTCATGGACCTCGGTGGACGTCTCTCAAGTGGCGCTAAGCGCGGCCCAATAAAGGACAGAAACGGCAAGGGAGAGATTGAACGTACACCGGATGATGTCTCGGTGCGTGAAATATTTGATTTTTCCTTTGATCCGACCGACCAGCAGCGCGACATTCTTGACACGCTTCTCGCAGTTGTGTTTGGCAAAACTGGAAAGAAGACGGGTGTCGTATCAGTATCTGCAGGCGCCGGAACCGGAAAGACAACAACACTCAAGACAGTAATGAAGGGGATTGACAGGCTATTTGATTTTGGAATATTTGATCGACTGAAGGGCGATGCCAAAGACAAGGCAATAGCAGATAAAAAAGACTATCTTGACAAGTTTTATCCGGAGATGATCAAGAAGGCAATCAAAGATGCCAAGATTTCCGGAAAGACCAAACTCGCCAATCTCAGCGACGATGAATTTTCAACAGTCATAAAGTCGCTCCAAAGCGAAGCAAAGAAACTCAAGGGCTTTTACATCGTGTTCGGCAAGAAGAACGAAGAGGACGCCGATGTTGAGTTCCCGGAGAACACTGCCGCCTCCACGCTTCAAAAACTTGCGTGGTGGGGTCTTAGGAGGGGCATCGGCGACGAACTATACGGTCGCGGAATGCGCAAGAAAATTGCGCTCGGCATGCTCAAGAAGCGCAAGCACCCAAAGTCAAAGGCTGGTCCAAAAAAAGTCACCTTTGTAGACGCACAGGGTAATGAAGTTGAGTTTGACGGAATGAATCCAGGTTGGAGAGAACTTGGGTACAAGATGGTTACCAACGGAATCAGCGTTGATAAATATCTTGATCTAGAGAAGCGTGCAGAAGAAATCGCAACAAGACTTCGCGCAGGAGAACAAATACCGGATGCAGAGAACCCATTTGCACAGACAGTAAATGGACAGCGTTATCTCTTGACCAACTCTCAGTTGGGGTCAGTTCTGTTTCGCGCACTCAGCAACTTCCTGCTGAGCGGCGACGATGAGCCCTCGGCTAAGCACTTCATGAATACAAAAGTGCAGGAAGAACAACTTCAGTACAAAATCAACAATGGAATTACTGTTGCCGCCGATGATATCTCGTACCCCGAAATCAGCCAACTTGCTGTTGATGCGATCAAAAAACTCTGGGACGACATGCGCGATGATAATAGTTCGCTACTCCCACACCAAGGCGCTGTTGAGAAACTATGGGCACTAACACGCCCGTCGCTCAAGTCAAGCCCCGGCATGATTCAGCATGCAAGCAAGGAGCAGGTGCGTGTTCCGCAAGCATCAGGGCTCCTAAAGCGCGCAGAAGAAGAAGCAAAGAGAATATTCAATGGAAAAATTGACGATTTCAAGATTGCAGAAGCGATGGCCTCGCTCGTAATTGAGCCAGGTGACCTTGATGGAAAGAAAGCCAAAGATTTCACTGGATATGTGGTAATCAGCGCAAATCGTTCGCCAAATGGTCAGTGGACAATGACCGTTGCCAAGCCATATGGAGCAGACCCAAAGGACCCCGCAGCGCTAACAATGATTGACGAAGCCCAAGACATGAACGAAGTCATGCTCAGGGTGCTGCAGGATAATGCCGATGAGGTCCCTCTCGTTATGGTGGGAGACCCGCGACAAGCAATCATGGCTTGGCGTGGAGCAATGGACGTGTTGTCTGCCACGGATGCAGATTACGGATTGGCGCTTACTGAGTCATTCCGCTACGGGCCACTGATTGCTCACATGGCAAACATAATTCTGGCGCAAGGGAACTTGGATGACCTTGATACCAAGGGCGAACGCACATTTGCACACGTTGTCGGTAGGGCCGATGACCTCATTAAAAAACTATTTACATTTGAGGGAATTGGTGGAGAAGACAAGCTCCAAGAGCGTGTGTCGCATATTCAACACGTATTCCAGACTGAACTTGCGGAACTTGCGGCTGCCCGTCCAGAACTTGGCATCAAGAAAGATTCCGATGGTCTCTACAAGTTAACTGAATTGCGGAGTAGGGACAAAACTGCATTTGAGAATGCCGCAAGAGAATTCCGCGACATGCTTACTACTAGGGCACAGGGAACATTCATCGGCCCGGACGATGATGTTGATGCAATTCTTACAGCAACGAATGCTGGGATTATTGACGCTGCTATTCAGTTTGCGCTCAGCCCTGCGGGTCAACGTTCTCGTGTTGGTGGAAAGCCAACGGCTGTTGTCATTCCGGCAAGTAGATGGAAAGAAATGGTTGATCTACTTCGTCATGTTCAGTACGTTCAGCAGCAAGACAAATCAAAGTGGACAAAGCCAGAGCCATCATCGCTAATCGGAGATGAGTGGGAGTGGGACAAGATTAAAGGCATGACAAATTCGTCTCAGCATGGACCACTGCGTGCACTATTGAATCTCGTAACAAAGCCAATTGCCGGCGAAGATAAACCATTCAGCGCAAGCACATGGCTAAAAATGTTCCAAGAAACAAGGACAGACACACCACTTGAAGGTGCGCCACTTCCAATTCAATTCATAAAGTCAAGAAAAGAACTGCGACTTACTGATCTGGTTGATCACCCAGAAAGGAACGGCGACAATCTCGCTGGTGCAGACTTGGCAAAAATTGCCGCACGAACAGGAAAAGGCCAAGGCCAAGGAACGGGAGATCAGTCAAAGAGTCGCGAGGCGCGCTACAACATAATCCCAGATCCATTGAGCGCTGATACTAAACGAGTTTATTACACACTTGACTTCTCGGAAGACGACGCATGGAACGGCCGTGTGTTCATAAGTGGAGGTGGCGCTGCAGGCGCCAAGCAGGATAAACAACGTAATACACAAGGCGGTGTCGGCCAATATCACGATGATATTCAACGTGCAGTTCAAAAACTCATTGATGACGGCGTAATAACAGCCAGCGAAGCACGCTTCATGCCAGAAATATCCAAAATCAAGACCAGGGACGGTGAGTCACGCGCTGAAGACGCATTCGTCATTCAGGGATCTGGACGCACCGAAGCAGAACGCAATGACAGGACAGCCTTCATCGTGTCGCGTATTGGGACGATGGTTAGACAGAGCGCCTCCGGACAAGTTGGCGACATGGAGATCATGACGGCAACTACCGCCAAGGGCAAAGAGTGGGATCGCGTGAGGCTATGGAAAGACTTCACGCCACCGCAAAAGCCTTTTAAGTGGGATACGGCGTCACCGGAAGAACGCGAAAGACAGGTCGCCAAGACACTTGACTTCTTGACTCCTCTTGCTGATGGGCGGATGAAGAAGAAGGCAATTTCCCAGATATATGGGATTCCAATGAAGGATCTGGATCGGTACAGTAGGCAGGGAGCACAGGGAAGGGCCGCCCTGCGGGATCTTCTTAAGCCGCTTGTTGAAGAAAGACTCAAGACGACAAATGCAATAGAGGGCGTTGATTACAGGGAGAAACTCAATCTCCACTATGTAGCCATAACGCGCGCCAAGAGAGCTCTTGACATGGGCGCTGCTATGTACAAGATTTACCTTCAGGATGCCAATGAAGTACGTAAGTACGAAAAATCAATTGAGGAAGGTCTCGGCGAGGTTGACGAAAACGGAAACCCACGCATTCTTCCTGGCGCAAAGAAACCATCGTATTGGAATCTTCCAAAATCATATGCGGATAGGGCGGACGATGATCCGATCTTTGATCCAGATGCTGACGGCGGTGAGCCAATCGGTGATCTACCAACAGTAGATGAGACTCCAGAACAACCAAAGAAAGGTCGTGGTCGGCCAAAGGCTGAAGAGGATGAAGACATTGTTGGCGGTCCACAATTTGATGACGACGAGGACGAAGATAGTGGGCCAAGTGACAACATTGATCTTGATAGCGAAGATGATGATGGTGACGAAGCATCGCAAGCATTGTCTTCTGGAAGAAGAGCAGTAGGCGGCGCATCTCCGCGCCCAAGTGCAACTGGTAGAACTCGTGTCGGCGAACCGGAGCGCACGCTTTCATCCGGTGTCGGCCCACGACTAAGGGAAAGAGGCGAGGCAGCCGGAAGGCCAGCGGCCATGGGTGGCCGCAGCGGGAGAATGATCAACCGCCTATCCAGCGGGAATCGCAATCTCCAAGTTCCCTCTTACCTATCCGGCCTAGGTGATGAAATTGACGACGAAGACGTAGCAAGGGCAGCGAATGTATGGAGGGGAATCAGGAATACTGGAATTCCACTGACCATGACAGGTGCGGAGTCCGGCGCAGAGCGGCAACAGAAATTTGACCGCGCAATGAAGTCGGTTGGGAGCCAAGTCAAGCAAGGCGGACAAGTCACAGTTGGTGATGTCAGCAAAAACGATCCAGAAGACGCCGCATCCAATACCTGGATGCTCCCAGTGTCGCGCCTAATGGAAACACTACGAGTTCCGCTCAACTTTGATGTAGAGCGAGACGAATCTGGTGCGATAGTTAGCACACGGGCTACGCAGACGCGCTCAATAAACGCAGACGAACTGGCGACGATGCTTGGTCTTCCTCCGCAGGAAGCACAAAAACTCAGGGATCCGCAGGCCGGAATATCACACGACGACGTACGGCGTCTGGTTGCCGCTATAGCAAATAGCGACGACTTCCCGGCTTGGCAATACTTCGGTTCGGTCAGTTTCCGTACTGCTGGCCGTGACGCTGTTGCCCAAAGAGGCGTGATAGGCGAGAACATGAATCGCCGTCTCATGAGAGACAGATTCATTATTGAAACTTTCGGAGAGGACGCCTATCCTCACTGGTACGACAGAGACGAAGGTCAGTACATCAGCCCAGAAGAGTATGCCGACCTCGGCGAGGTGAGCCCATCTGCCAAGTTCCGTGCGTTTGGTTCATTTGAGCGCTCTGCCGGCGAACCCACACGGACCCCGTTCTCCGGTGCGGAGGTGGAAATTATGACCAGAGATTATATTGATGCCATGCGCGGAGACGAAGGCAGGCCAACGCCGATAACGGTCAGCAAAGCTGAAGGAGCGGAAATCAGGAGCAGTTACCCACTAGACAGCCTCCTTGACCATCTCGGCATTGCCCGCGACGAGAATTGGACAGAAGAACTGCGCAAACGGATGCAGGCTGCATTTGATACCGACAAAGTTGGCCTATCCGGAACGAACCCAACAGAGCGTAGGGATTGGCAACGCAGAGGAATCCCGACGAGCGTGGTGAGGGAGATGATCCGCACGGGGATGATTGACAGTGCCGCAACAGTCTGGGGCGATGAGGGTCTTGACTCACAAATTCGCAGGACTACGAACAACGTCTACGAAGCCCTCATTGACTTCATCAACAAGAATGCTCCAACTGGCAAGGCACCGACGACAAGGCTCAAGGACGAGATTGCGGGAGCCTCAAACCTCGCAGTGACCCTGCCGCGTGCTGCCAGCAGGAAGAACCGTACGTATTCGGCCAACAACCCCAATGAGAACCTGGTTTCCCAAGACGCAATGCAGGCAATGGTTGACAGGCTGAACGAGAAACTCGGCACGAATTTCACTATTGACGATGTATTCAGTGACGAGCAACTCCGCGCAGCCGACGAACGACTCCGTGGTGGCGTTACGTCATGGAGCAAAGGAAAACAAACCTAGACAAGAAAGATAAACGGCAAAACATACTAATTCACCAGTCGTAGACATGGTAGGTTATACTTAAATTCCGAAATTTAGTTGTCTGAAATATGACACAAGGTCGCAAAAGCAGGAGCGTTATGGCATACAACGAGAAAGCAACTGTCAGCATTGACGCAGAGGGTGAAGTCCTCAAGTGCGCCAAGGGTGCTGCTCCTGGTGAGTGCGGGTACGTCAAGGGTGCGCCAATTTGCGCCAAGTGCGGTGCGACACCAGTCGAAATGAAGATGGTTCCAGTTGCCGAGGACGAGATGATGGACGACGAAGAGATGATGGACGACGAGGAGATGACCGAAGAGGAGATGGCCGCGAAGAAGACGAAGCGCATGGCCAAGCGCTCCTCCAAGGGCATGGGCATGAAGCCTCCAATGGCCGATGGCGAGATGATGGATGACGAAGAAGAGATGTCCGACGATGAGGACATGATGGACGATGAGGACGTAATGACTCCCGTCAAGTCCAAGAAGATGATGAAGAAGAAGTCCAAGGGAATGAAGAAGCGCAAGGCCATGGGCGGAGCCATGATGTCCGATGACGAAGAGGACATGGACGAAGAGGAGATGGAAGACACCGAGGAAGCCATGGATGAGGCCGAAGAGGCCATGGATGACATGGAAGAAATGGTGGATGACGAACTTGAGGAGATGGAAGACGAAGAGGATGAAGAGGACGAAGAAGATGCCGAAATGGGCACGAAGTCCTTCTCTGCCAAGGATCCATACTGGAACGAGGTGCGCAGTGCGCGCATTCGCTCCATGGGGATGAAGGCTTCCGACCTCGGTTCACTCGGCTATGTCTGCGCGCTTGAGCGCAAGGCTTACCCCGGTTCTGCTCCTGTCTGTGCTGACTGCCCCGGTGGCTGTGTTGCAGAGAAGGGCATGCCAGGCATTCTCCATGCTGAGGGTCTCGCTGAGAAGATGTTCAACGGCACGGTCGTTGACTCTGGCTACTCGCCGGATGCCGACATGTTCGTGGTTGATGTTCAGACCAAGGATGGGCGTGTCAATGAAGTATTCATTGACGGAACAAACGCCCAGATGATGGGTTTCCACCGTCTGGATCGCTCCGCCTACGACGTCAAGTCGGCATATGATGGCTACAAGTTGATTGACTTCACTCAGGCTGCGGAGATTGCAGTCAAGTCAATTGACGGCAGCGTCATCGCGGTTGAGCCGGACGTGTTTGAGGGCTTTGATGCCTACGCGGTTGAGATTGAGGGCTTTGACGGCAAGTCGTACGACGTGTTCGTCGGTCTTGACGGCGAAGTACTCGGCTATGACCGCTACGAACTTGACGAGGCCGAGGAGATTGAGGCTGAGGCTGCAGAACTTGCCCTCAAGCGTGCGTTCTCTGAGGATCGCCGCATGGAACTGGCGAAGGAGGGCATGGCCCTTCCGGACGGTTCGTACCCAATCGTCAACGAGTCGGATCTACGCAATGCAATTCAGGCATTCGGACGCGCCAAGGACAAGGAAGCGGCCAAGAAGCACATCATGAAGAGAGCGCGAGCCCTCAAACTTGAGAGCCTCATTCCAGCCAACTGGATGGCCGGTGCCGATGAGAAGATCGCGTCAGTGACAGATGATGCCGAGTTCATGGCTGCAATCGCTGAGTTCCAACTGCTTGAAGACCAGATCGACGAAAACTAGGAGTGCCCTATGGCCGACAGAGGGCGTAGGGTAGAGAGGCACATACTCTCTAAGCGCCTTATTGTTGACGACTATCTCGCGGTCAACCACAACGACCGTGCGGTGGCATTCAAGCAGGCAATCAACGCATCGCTGAGTACATCGGCGCTCAATCCCGATGTCGCAACAAAGGCGGCGATGGGAATGGGTGGGCCAAACAGCGACGATACGGACAACAGGAAGCGCGAATTTTCCGCAGATGCACGTCCAGGAGTTGAGACCAACGAACGCGGCTGGCGCTGGGAGACGGCGAAATCGCGTGAGCCCGGCGACCAACTATTTCTGTTCCCCTCTTACAGAAGCAGAAAGTCACTTAGCACTGAGCCAAACTTTGGCTGGTTGCCAAATGAGCCGGAGGATTATTCCTCATTTGAGGAAATGCTTGAGCGCGTTAGGAACAAGCCATCCGTAAAGATCACCAAGTATCCGGTAAACCCCAAGACCGATGACATAAACCGTGATGCAGGGGTTGACATTGATCCATTTTCGATCATGTCCGGCATGTCGTATGAGGAGCGCAAAAAGCGCAGAGAAGAAAAAAAAAGCAATAAAAACGAAATAAAAACAAAGAATCTTGGCAGGTCATTAAAGGACCGCATCCCCGGCGGAACGCTCGTTGCGCGCGCCGCCGCGATGGCCGGTGTTGTCATTGATGAACGCAATAAATTCCGGTGCCCACCCGGCACCCCTGCCGCAAACCAGTTCACCGATCGCACTGGTAGCAACTGCTTTGGCTTCAGCCCGTCGCGTTTTGGACGTTTTGCTGCCCAAATGGCGCGAGAGGTCTACCCAGAGGGCGCTGACCCGAGTGGTCTACGTGGTGGGGTTCGTGGCCTATTTGACTTCCTTTATACCGGCAGAGGTTCGTACAGCGCACCAGAAGATTTTGGCCGTACTCCGTATTTTGATCCAGTTACCGGTGAGCCAAATGCTCCCATGGATTGGAGAACCGCAGATCCACCACAAGGAAAGCGATGGATCAAGAACGGTTTTGCAAATGCGCAAGACAAGGTTGCTGCGAATAAGGCCCAAGTACTGAGCCTTCAGCAGAGACTTGGAGTTGACACCAGCGACGAAGCACGCCGGACAAATGCCGACCTTGAAGAGACGATAGAAAAATTACGTCAATCTGGTGAGTGGGATGTCCAACTCCAGTCACTGACAGGCACTGGCGGCAAGAGAATGACCGAGCGCCAGGTTGAAGACTTTGTACGCGCGCGTCTTGAGTCAACGCCAGGGTGGCTCAATCTATCCAAGCAGGAGCAGGACATACTCGTCCAAGCCGACAAGGTTCGGTACTACCAGACCGAGCGAGGCGTAATCGAAGGAATTCTAACCCAGTACGCGGAAAATCCAGAACTTGTACGCAACGTTGGAATTATCTCACTTCAGCCGATGCCAAGAAGGGGGATGGTTGACGAGGCAAGTACCGCTTTCTATGGCTCAGGTAGCAACTTGCGTGCCATCGTAAACATCAACATTGAAGAGATAATGAGCAACCAAGAGGCAATGTTGCCGAACATGGGGCCAAACGAGCGACTGGCAATCGCGGCAGTTGGAACACGCACCGATGCGGAGGCCAGTAAGGCAGTTGCTGATTTCTTGGTGTCATCCGACGTTGCTGCTCGCGCAATGGCCGGAATGATTGATGGCGCATACTCGTTCGCGGCGCATATTGGGCATCATGAAATTGGGCACGTACTTCAGGGCGCAGTGTTCATGGAGAACATCAGGGAAAGTCTTGCTGCCAAGGGGTACATAGAAGTTCCTCTCTTCAAGCGAGATGGTTCTCCGGATCTTGATTCAGCAGGAATTCAAAAAGTTGCGCGAGTTACGTCAATGGACCAACTTACTGGCGGTCAATTGATTCAACTCATGCAAGGAATGTCAAAGGAAATACATCCTGCTGATGTTGACGATGTAATGCGGCGCGCGTCCGTTGTATCGCTTCTTGCTGGAAACTATCCAGACCAATATAAAGCAGATGGAAACGATCCAGTCTGGCTGCTTGAACTTAGCGCCGAACTACACGCACTACGTTCACAGGGTTTGTTTACCGGAGAAGACCTTGATGCAGTGAACAAGTTTCTTGAATGGCAGGACGGACCGGCAGATCAGGCAGTCCAGAGACGGCGCGCAGAGTTTGACGCCGCAGAGGCCGCACGTGAAGAAGCGGAGTCGTTCACACCCGACGAACCGACAGAGGTAGATATTGATCCAGCATCCGTGACGCCAGCGGAACTTGAGGAGATATACAAAGACCGGCTTAGCGACTATAGGGACGCAACCGCCGCTCGCCTGATGCAGGCCGAGGAGATGATTGAGCAACTAGACGAACGACAGACGATCAGTTTCGGCTCCGAGATGGAAGTGGGGATGCTTGAAGTTGACGAAGAAGTCAATGCGATAACCGAGAGAATCCGGAGCATTGTTGGTGACAAACTCGCTGAGGATGGCTCCATCAAGATGGATGAACTTAGCGAAGAGTTGCAAAAAGAAATCATGCAACTTCAGTTCCAGCGACAAATCAAGGCCCTTGATCGCTCGCTCTACGACAAGGTTGCTGGAAGAACGCGCGATTCTTGGCAGAAGAGATACTCGGGCGTCGGCAAGAGCCGTGGTGCCCGCCAGCGATGGGACATCCTCATGGAAGATGAGTTGCTGCGTGCTGGATGGGACAGGAAGACGAAGAAGCGACTCCAGACCCCTGATGCTGACTCTCCTGATGCCGACGTGCCGGAAAATACCGTAGATCTCCAGTCGGTAAACGACAGTGTCCGTGAGTCGCTAAAGAAGGCTACGCCAGATCAGATTAAGAAAAAGATCATCAATAAGTACAAAGAACGCGCGCTGATAAAGGATAAGACCTCGGACGACTATCTCATTGCGACAGAAGAACTGGATGCAATGAGCAATGAGTATTTGTTGAAGTTACGTGCATCAGGCGATAAGCGGCGCACCGACACAATCCGTAAGGAACTCGTCCAAGAGGTTGAGGCATCTGTTCGTCCAAAGAAGAAGGACCTCAAGAAGTTCAAATCGCGCGACGACATCAAGGAAAGCGCGAAGAAGGAACGGGCCACGCACCGCCGCAAACTGACCAAGGAACAAAGGGATGCAGTATCGGAACTTGGGACATTTGAAGATGCCGAGATTCTCAGGATGCTTGACCCCCGCGAGCAGGTAGCAGCCGGACGTGCGATAAACAGGAACAACGCAAGGCTCAAGCGCCTTGGTATGAAGGCTGATCCAAAGTCAAAGGATGAGGGCTCGCTTGAAGAGCAGGTTGAAAACATCCTCATCCCAGCCATGGAGGCTATTGATAAAACAAGCGTTGACCAGCCGTTTGAAATGGAGACAGTGATGGAGATTGACCCATCACTCGTTTCTGGGCGCGCAATAGGCACAGAGCTTGAGATGAACGGATTCACCATTGGCACTCAGATGGTCAATGGCAAGAGCCAAATTGACGTTCCAAAGACCGGACCGGGCGGACAAAAAGCACGTCGCGTCGTGGTTACCGTCAAGGCCGGTGACCGTGGCATGTTCACCAGTAGGCAGAAGGGAGACGATAGGGATATCTTCACAATGCCCCCCGGCCGCATGCGGATCATCGGCCGCGATCCAGATGGAACGGTCAGAGTTGAATTTGTTCACCAGTCGGATACACAGGAAGTTGTTGGAAAACTCGCAGTCACAATAGGTGATGGAACCGACGACGCAATTTGGAGAAAAGGCCAGCAGAAAAAACTCCAGAAGATATTTGACCGTTACGTCGTGTCCTCTGGGGATAGAGGCGACTCACGTGTCGGTCCACGCGACAGTGGTGATAGCGAGATCCGCGATACGAGCACTGCAGTAGTTGATTCAGTAGCGGAAATGGGTGGCTCATTTGCCGAGCCAATTGACGATCTTGATGGAACAGATTCTCCTGAGGCTGGTCGTCTCTCGTCTGGCGCGCGTCAAGCAGGCCCAACAAGCCCAATCACCCGCGAGGCACAGGAGGCAAAGCGCGCACGTCTCGCTGATGCCGTCCAGACACGTCGTCTGCAAACAACTGAACGAAGGAAACAGGAACTAGATACTGCAGACAAGCGCGTCACCGAGATGCGTGCAGCAATTGAACATTATGACAGAACAGGTGAATGGCGTGGAGGCGAGTATGGAATCAGCCGCACCATCCATAATGAAGATGACCGTTTGGACACTGCATTAGATCTTGACGACAAAACTGACCAGACAAATTGGACCAGAGAGGAACTTGAGTCATTCTTCCGCGAAGACTTTATACAGAGTAATCCTGGCGCAACTGAAGAGCAAATCCGTGAACGAGTGTCCGCCAGGATGTCTTCATTTAGGGATTCGCTCTCACGGAAACTTGATCTATATGAGAAAGAAGCACGACTAAAGAAACACAACCTTGAGGCAGAAGCACAAAGGCGCAGTCAGAATACGATAGATATTGAGGATCTTCCCGATGAAGTTGTTGACATGCTTGCGGCAGAGAGTGCGCATATAGGTAGTCTTGCAAAAGAAAAGCAAGATCAGTTATTTTCAACTGGTGATCCATCTACAAAAGCGGTAGTACATAGCGGCGCGGCCGAACTTGCTGGAGGGGTAATCGATCCAAGTAGGTCGGTTGGGACAGAAAGTGGAGGTGGCGATGCAATAATGTCCGACACAGCCCAAATTAACAGAAATCAGGCCGCGTATGCACGTGAACAACTGCGCAAGACTAAAACACGAATCTCAGGAATGGGAGATATTCGTGCATGGCTTGAATCGGATGATGATGAAATTGTTTTCACTTCAATGGATGAGTTGGAAAATGTACCATTAACAATTAATGGCACAAATATACGTGGAGTCATGCAGGACTCCGGTCGTGTTGTTCTGAGGAAATCAGAACTTTCAAAATCCGAACGTCGTTCAATTGAAGATTTTGTTAGTGAAGCGGAAGAAGCTGAACTGCTTAAAACAATAACCAAACTAGAGAAAGCAGCGGAGATTCTTGAGCGAAACGACAATCAATATATGTCTGTTCATTCACGAATCAGCCCTGAGGGGATTGGATTTGCGAAATCGCCGGGTTATTACGGTAGGCATGCATACAAAGTTGTTCCCAGTGATGTAGCCGAGTATCCATTACTTGGAGAAATGGAAAGAGGTACGAATCCAGTAATCAAAGACGAACTCATGGAAAGGCGCTGGAAAACACAAGCAGCGCGCGGCGCGACGCACCTTGTTATTGGCAAAACTGACGAAGATATTGTAGACATTATGGAAGCGTCTGATGAGCGTCAAATACTCTCACGCCTTGCTCCGGTCATTGGTATTTCTACGCCGGTTCCCGCATCAATTGCCTACAACCCAAACGCAGGCAGTTCTGGAATGGGACCAAGTAAAACTCAAGAAATGGGACTTCTTACTCAAAAAACAGGACCAGCAATCATTGCCCGCGCCCTGAAGCAACTCAAGCGCGACGGTCGCGTTGACATGGATACGGTTCTCTCCGATCCGACGCTGGCACCGGATGACATGCCATCAGCATCACTTAGTTCTGGACGGCGCGGTGAAGGACCTACTGCTGGTAGTGGAGTATCCCGTGCTCTCGGCATGGCTGCTGGCGGAACAATCAGAAGCCGTGCGACGGGGAAGGTAGTAGACAAGATCTTGGAAAGGACCGGCGCTGACGAAGATACAAAAGCCAATGTAAAAGTCGGTCTTGGATTGATTTCCGCCTTTGGTGCCGGTGGTCCTGCTGGTGCGGCGACGTACGTTGCTGTTGAAGCCGCAAGAAGAGGCGGCAGGGATCTTGCTGAATTCGTGGTTGACGAACTCGTAGAGCGCGGCAGAATGACCCCCGAGCAAGCCGGTAGAGCCATGGACGCCGTTGACAGGATTGCTCCTAATGGCCTTCCGGATGGAGCCAAGAGAAAACTTGGGCAGGCATTCACCGAAGCAGCAGACCTACTGGAGCGGGTAAATACACCAGAGAACAGGGCAAGACTCGCAGAAATGAGCGACGATGCCATTGATTCAGTTGTTGAGAAAGCGAGAAGCGCCAAGGAGGGCGTCCGCGAAATAACCGATACCACGGTTGAGAGCCTGCGCGATCTTGGTAGTTCGGCGCGGGAACTCGGTGGCTCTGCAAGGGAGAAACTGCGTGGGGTGCGCACGCGAGTCATGGGGCCGGGTGCAGCCAGAGTTGACGGATCCGGGCCCAAACTGTCTTCCGGATCGCGTATTGCAGAACTCCCAACGCCAAGGGAAATCGCATCACGCCGAGAAGTTGTACGTAGCAGAGCGGTCGCTGCTGATAAAGAACGCGGAGAAGCAGTTGACAGGGCTACCAAGACCGTTGATGGGCTCAAGAAGGCGCTTGACGAGTTTGAGAGAACCGGGGAGTGGAGGGGTGGTGACTATGGTGTAGGGACATTACCCGATACGGTTCCGGAAAATACTTCCCTAGAAGAAGCGTCCGCCAAGGCGAGTAATCGGTCCATGCAGGAACTCATGCAGATCCTGAAAACTGCACCACCGCAAAATGCGACGCCAGAGCAAATAAAAGAGGCGGAAGAAAAGACAAAACAAGCACTTCGGGCGCGCGTTGAAAAAACAATCAGCCTTTGGGAGAAGGACAAGCGCGTGCGTCAGCACAACCTTGAGTCTTCCCGTCTACGCCGCGAACAGGGAACAATTGACATTGAAGACATACCGGATGATGTTCGTGCTGAACTCATCGCCGAGGGCGGCGCACTCCTTGATGCTGCATATCAGGATCGGTCAGTACTGGATCCAATATTCTCCACTGGCAGTGATTCTTCGCGCGTGGTTATCCATCAAGGACCAGACACGCTCAAGGACGGAGTTATTTCACCAAACGTAAATTTTGGTTCAACAGAGTCGGGATCGCTAGGTGGAAATACCGCAGCAGTAAATGCAATTGGCGCGCAACGTTTCTACGAGCGCCATGAACGCCGTGTAAGGCAAAGGCGCAATCTTGGAGATATCCGCCGGTTGCTTGATGGGGAAGTTGACAGAATTGAGATTGACGACCAATCAATCCGCGCAGACCTTGAGGGGCTGATACCTGGATATAGCAGTGCCAATACCAGCCTCACCAGAGACCAGATCAATGGCCTTACGCCGGCTCAACGCAATTCGCTTCTCAATCAGTATGCAAGCAAAGAGAAACTTGACCGACTAGACACAGATATTTCAAAGTCGCAAAAAACATATGATGTGTTGAAGAGCAACGATGGACAGCATCAGTCGGCATATTCGGACCCAGTGAGCGGTGTTGCCGGTGGCTATTACGGTCGTTACGCCCAAACAACGACAATTCCGAAAGACGTTGCCGATATCGCCCCAGAATGGGAAGGCGGCGTACGAGGAGAGAAAACCAAGATAAACGACCCAGATGCCTATAAGCGCTGGCAAAGCGCCATGCGCGGCGGTCACTTTGTTGTCGTTGGCGAGCGCGGCAGTGAAATAACGCAAGACTGGGGTCCAAGTGACGAGGCTCAAATCATCGCTCCTAAAAAACCGATTATTGGAATTTCTGGACAATTAAACCCAGGCAAAGGACAGATCAGCGGCACCAGCAGTGATGGACAGAAAATATCTATGGCTATTGCCGCACGCGCAATGGAGCAATACAGACGAGATGGCCGTGTAGACCCAGAGACTGTTCTTGCAGATCGCTCGCTAGTTCCGGAACTTGCCAGTATTGACATCACAGGTCGCTCCGAGCGCGCCATTGAAGAACTCCGCGCCGCAGAGAAATCCGCCCATAATCCGTGGATAACGACAAAAGATCTGATCAGCATCTCCACGAAACAGGAGAAGCCCAACACAAAGCCGGACGAACTAGTCCTCGGCCAAGAAACTCGGTCTCAGCGCAAGAAAGAGCGCATGGCGATTGTCGGCAAGGCGATATATGAACTCAAGCAGATAATTGGTGGGGCGACATCTAAGGAATTCCCTGGCGTCACCCGTGCTGACATAGACCCAAAGATCGTGCGCCTATTGATGAAGGAGCCGCTAGAGGTTCTCAATGCACGACTTGAAAAGGCCGCAATGAGGATGCACATGGGCTTTGACCGGCGTGTGCGCGTGCGAATGACAGAAGATGACCTAATGAACTTTGGCAAGACCGGCTCAGTTCGGGCAGGTGGGACAAACAGTAGTTCGCAGCCATCACGACGACTTGAGCGCCTCATGCGGATGGACCCCGAATATCGTGAATCACGCTCGGCAAGGTCAATGGCCGGAAACAAGATTGCCCCCGTTTCTGGGACTGACAGCGCTGTATCACAGGGCCTGAAAATGGCGCAAATGATCCTTGAGTCTGGCAAAACTCTGTCAAACATGTCCGATGAACAGATACAGGATACGTTCAGCGGCGAAGTCTCTAGAAAAGATAACAATAGAAACGATAGAGAATCAGACCCAGTCTACCTAACCAAGAATCGTGCAATTGCGGTTGCGATACTTGCACTTGGCGAGAAGGTTGAACTTCAGCCAAGTTCGACAACCGGAAAAATCATCCCTCAGCAGTTGGTGAGCGAGGCAACATCTGGCGCACTGCTACTCGTGTCCAAGGATTCTGATGAATGGCGCGACTTTGCTGAAAAAATCGGCTTGCCAAGTGACGAGCGCGCCACAAATGAAGAAATGGACGATGCGCTAACCAACTTCATTGAAACCTACAACATCAACTTCTGCTCAATGCCACAAGCCAGCGGGAATATCCTGTGCATCAGTGGAGTTGAGGTTGACAGAAATGAAATGCCACAACTCGTCGGTAATCCAATTGACGGTAAGAGCGTTGCTGGAAGAATGTTCATTGACGGCATGCTTGACGGAACATGGAAGTCCAAGTTCGCAGACGAACTGGCAGAGTCGCGCGAGAAACTGCGTGCTGCAAGAAATTCGCGAGATGAAGACAACACGGAACACAATATTGCCATTGTTGATGCAATACAGCGGCGCGTTGCCGCGCTGGAACAGAAGGAACTCCAATACAGGAAACTATCTGCACGTCACGACAATCCACAGGGAAAGAGTGCCGACGAGGTGCGTGAGCAGGAGAGTGCAATAACGACTGCGATTGATGAGTTTGAGGACAAACTCAGCGATCTTCGTTTCACGGGCAATACGCGTCAAGCGGAAATTGACAAAGTCAATGACCAAATCAACGCGGCAAATGAGCGACTTGACATATTGCGCTCAATGAAGACCGGAAAACTGACGGACGAAGAAAGATCGTGGTTGTATCAGAATACGGATTGGTCTTCGGTTACCGTTGATGCCCAGCCGCTGTTCTTGGAGTTTGCCGCCAAGGCCTTGGACAAGGCCAACATTGCACAAAGCGATCCAACCCCCGTTGACCCGCTTGACCTACAGCCAACACAACTGAATGTCAGCGCGACAAAGGTAAATGAGTATGCGCAGAACATCTTCATGGAGGTGGAGATCATCTCTGACATCCTGAAGGCAAAAGGCCTCTATCCGGGAACCGATGAGTATGCGGCGGCACTGTCCAAGGAACTCATGGATAACCCAATTGGGACGCGGATCGTCGTTGCAAGGAATGGACAGATAATTGACGGCCACCACAAGTGGGCGGCAACAATCATGGTCAACGAATCGCTGCCCGACAACGAAAAGTTGCCAATACTCGTCTCCGAAATTGATGCTGACGTAATAACAGCACTATCACTGGCAA